AATTGCTCTTTATTTTAACAACAAAATTAACAAATATTTTAGTGTTCCTTATGGTCCTGGTGTTGACTCTAATATACAGGCGGAAAATTTAAAAAACGGTATAAATACTATTAATGAAAACAACATAACACAGTTGCAAAAGATTAAAGATAATCACCAACTTGGTGCGATTAAACATAATGATGGAACTTCAAGTAAAGTTGATGTGCAAACTGCTCATGCAATTCTTAATGTTCATAAAAAATTGAATGATGAGAATAAAAAGAAGTTTGAAGACATGATTAATAAATCACGTCAACATTTACAAAAAGCGGCAGAATTTTCACAAAAGAGAATGTAGTGTTAAATTTTGTTGATTTAATATTACAAAATAAATTAGACGAAGCAAAAAAAATATTATTTGATCGTCTTGATGAAATGATCGCAGATCGTATAAAAAGTGCTAAACGATATGTAGCTGAAGATAGATTTGAAAAAGTAGAAAACCTTGAAGAAGTTGCTAGACGTAATGTTAATATTATTAGAATGGGAAGAATCAATAAGATTCGCCGTAGAATAAGAAGAAACGCTAAAGGACGAATTATTGTTCAAAAAAACAGAAGACGTTCAGGTATAAAAGGTTATCGTATTTCTGGTAATACAGTTAGACGAATACCAGCAACAACAAGACTTAAAAAAGCCCGTTTATTAAAACGGTCATGGAAAACAACTAGAAGAGCTAAACTTCGTAGAACATTATTAAAACGAAAAATGTCTATGCGAAGAAGAGCCGGATTAGGACTAAAATAAAATGCCATTTGAATTAATTAACTCTATAAGAAGTCCTTCAATTATTCGTATTGAAGGAACAGGTACAACTACAGTTGCTTTAGCTAACTTATCAGCGAGTGCTAATGAAACTGTAACATCCGCAAGCATTAAAAGAATAAATTGGTCAACAAACGGCAATATTCAAATTGTCAGAAGTTCTGTTCCAATTGTTTCTTTACACAATACGGGCGAAATGCGTCTTGATGAGTATGGTTATTCAATTGCAAATAATAATACCTCATCTATTGTAATTACAATTAATACCGGCGGTACAGTAGTATTAGAAGTATCTAAAGAAGCAACTTATGCAACAGCATTAACAGGATTCTAACATGAAACTTATTAGAGAAACCGTAGAAAATGTAAAGTATGTTACAGAGGCTTCAGAAAACGGTAAAAAGCATCTTTTCATTGAAGGTACATTTCTTGTTGGCGATACAGTCAATCGTAACAATCGCATGTATAAAATGGATACTCTTCGAAAAGAAGTCAACCGTTACAATGAAGAATATATTAAAACGAATCGTGCATTAGGTGAGTTAGGTCATCCTGACACACCAACAATCAATCTTGAAAGGGTATCCCATAAAATTGTATCACTATCTGAAGATGGTAATACATTCTATGGTAAAGCTTTAATCCTTGAAACACCATATGGTCAAATTGTCAAAAACTTTATTGATAACGATGTAAGTATTGGTGTATCTTCAAGAGCTCTTGGTTCAGTAGTTACAACTAAAGACGGTTATAGCCTAGTCCAAGATGACCTCAAATTAGCAACAGCGGCAGACATTGTTGCGGATCCATCAGCACCGGGTGCGTTTGTAAATGGCATCATGGAAAATAAAGAATGGATGTTTATTGAAGGTAAATTTGTAGAAACTGACTTTGACCTTGCAAAAACACAAATTCGTAAGGCATCTTCAAAAGAAATTGAAGAGGTGGCCTTAAAATTATTTGAAAATTACCTCAGAAAACTTTAATTTTATAAATAAGAAATCATAAGGAGATTCCTAATGGCAACAAATAAACTCATGGAAGCAGCTGCTGAAGTTCTTGCAACACGCAAGCAACCCGTACCAGCTGAACCAATGCACAAAGTGGACGCAGAGGTCACAGACCTTGGTGGTCCAAAACAAGATTTAGACGACAATAAACCGGGCGGTGATATTTACGGCAAGTATAAAGTTGATACTGCTAAAGCGACCAGTGGTTTTAAAATGATACATTCGCCAACAACTAAACCCTCAGCTGCTTCAGCTGATCCGGAAGCAGGTAAAAAACTTGTAGGTGAAGAAGAAGAATCAGACGAAGAAGAAACAATCGATGAAGCTTCTGATATGCACAAAGATGAAAAACATAACGATGAAAAGAAAAAAGTAAAAGATGAAGCATATCACATGATGACTAAAGCGCCTGCAAACAAATATGCGATGAATAAAGAAGAAATGAAGAAAAAAATGCAAGAAGATATTGATGCTCTTTTTGCAGATGATTCTACAATTTCTGAAGATTTTAAATCTAAAGTTTCTACGATTTTTGAAGCTCGTGTTAATGACCGTGTTTCACAAATTCAAGAAGAAATTGAAGCAAACTATGCTGATATGCTTGAAGAAGCAATCACATCTGTTCGTAAAGATTTAACAGAAAAAGTAGATGATTATCTTTCTTACGTTGTCGACCAATGGATGGGTGACAATGAAATTGCTATTGAATCTGGTTTACGCACAGAATTAACAGACGACTTTATTGCTGGTTTACGCAATCTATTCGCAGAACATTATATTAGTGTTCCTGATGAAAAAGTTGATCTCGTTGATGAACTTGCTGGTAAAGTTGAAGAACTTGAAAGCAAACTCAATGAAGAAATTGAACGTGGTGTTAGCTTTGCTAAAGCATTAGTTGAATCACGCAAAAATGAAGTAACTCGTGAAGTAAGTGAAGGTCTCACATCAACTCAAGTTGAAAAAATCAAATCACTCGCAGAGAGTGTTGAATTCTCCACAGAGGACGAATACAAATCAAAACTTGAAACAATTCGTGAGAATTATTTTCCATCTGGCGTTAAAAAAGCTGATGAATCACAACTTAACGAAATCGTAGAAGATACTGAAGGCGAAAAGAAAGTTATTAATGATCCATTTGTAGCTGCAGTATCCGATGCAATTAGTAAAACGAAATTTTAATTAAAAAATTATCTAGGAGATAAAAAAAAATGTATTTGTCCGAATCATTACAGAAAAAGTGGGAAGGTGTTCTTGAACACCCCGACTTACCTGCAATTAAAGACCCGTATCGTAAGGCTGTGACTGCTGTCATTCTTGAGAATCAAGCTCAAGAAATGCAAAAAGCAAGTCAAATGCTTACTGAAGCTACACCAGCTAACGCAGCAGGTACAGGCGGTTTTGGTGCTGGAGCAGCTGCCGGTGGTCCAGTTGCCGGTTTTGATCCAATCTTAATCAGTTTAGTTCGCCGTTCATTACCAAACTTAATCGCATACGATGTATGCGGTGTTCAACCAATGACAGGCCCAACTGGTTTAATCTTTGCTATGCGTTCTACATTTAGCACATCTAATGTGACCGCAGGCGCAACAGAAGCATTTTACAACGAAGCTAATACAGGTTTTGGTGGTGTTTCTGCCGCACAAACAACTCTTGCTGTTGGTACTGCTGCTGCTAACACATTCGTTGGTAATGCTGCTCCATCACTTGGTTTAACAACAGCTTCTGCTGAAGATTTAACATTTGCAGAAATGGCATTCTCAATTGAAAAAGTTACTGTTACTGCTAGAACAAGAGCATTAAAAGCAGAATACTCAATTGAACTTGCACAAGACCTTAAAGCAGTTCATGGTTTAGATGCAGAAACAGAATTAGCAAACATCTTGTCTGCTGAAATTCTTGCTGAAATTAACCGTGAAGTTGTTAGAACAATCTATGGTACTGCTGTAACAGGTTGCCAAGTTGGTACAACTACTGCTGGTAAATTTGACCTCGACACCGATTCAAACGGTCGTTGGATGGTTGAAAAAGTTAAAGGTTTAGCTTTCCAAATTGAAAGAGAAGCCAATACTATCGCTAAATTAACTCGTAGAGGCAAAGGTAATATTTTAATTTGCTCAAGCGATGTTGCTTCAGCGTTGGCGATGTCTGGTATTCTTGATTACAATTCAGCTTTACAAGCAAATGTAGCCTTGACTGTTGATGATACAGGTAACACATATGCCGGTACTCTCTTCGGTCGTATCAAAGTGTATATTGATCCGTTTGCTCCAACATCAGCAACTCAAGAATTTGCAGTTGTTGGTTACAAAGGTTCAAATGCTTATGATGCAGGTTTATTCTATTGCCCATATGTTCCTTTACAAATGGTTCGTGCAGTTGACACATCGAATTTCCAACCAAAAATTGGTTTCAAAACTCGTTACGGTCTAGTTGCAAACCCATTTGCACAAGGTACAACACAAGGCCTTGGTGCATTGACTGTGTTGGTTAACAACTACTATCGTGCATTTAAAGTTGCAAACTTGATGTAATTTAAAAGTCTTATAATTATAACTATAATAAAAGACTAGAAAAGTAGTAAAACTCAAAAGAGGGCTCTGTAAGGAGTCCTCTTTTTTTTAGCATAAATAAACCACTATGACAATAAGCACTCGTAATCCAACAAATCCCAACCCC